TATCTCATTAATAAAAACAATATGAAAAATAACCTTAGCACTACCCTTGATTTGGTCTTTCTTTTGGTCTACCACTTATCCAGTCACCTTTCTTTTCTGTTTCAGTTTCTTCAAAAGAAATTTCTAACTTTTCAACTAAAGTTTTAATTTCTGCAATGATTTGTTTTTGTTCTTCGTTCATGGTTATTGATTTAAATAGTCATTAATATCATTTATTATATTGTCGTGTATTTCCTGAGTATAGCCGTTGTCAATGTCGGTCTGAGTTATTCCGCCAATAAATATTTTATTCAGCCTTTTTCTTGCGGGTTTAAAATGTCCTCTAATCAGCATAGTTGCAACGGGCATCAATTTAGTATAGCAATAATCAATATTATCTTCTGTCAACTCTCCAGACTCAAATCTTAACCCGAAATAAGTAGCCATGATTTCATTAAAAAGAATAACTCCGTTTCTTGAATTTTTCTTTAGTTCTGGAAGTATAGGCTCAATTTGTCTGTCAGATAATGCATAAACTTTGTTTAATACAATAACAACCTCTTTTAATACTGGTGTAACTTCTGAAAAATCCCAGCCCCAATTTTGTTGCAAATCCAAAGAATCACCATTTACGCCCAAATAGTCGGCTGTATTTAATGGGGGGTTGTATTCATTACAAAATTCATTAACTGCTAATGCTTCATTATCAGCTTTTCTAAATTCCTCTAAGGCCACTAAACCCGTTCCTATTTTTACTATTCCTACTATCATAATTCTTGTATAAAATACATTGTACATTCTCCGGGCTTTTGGCTTCCATCATATTCAATCTCTACATAATCCCCAGCCGATACACTTACATTTATTGTTTCGAATCCTCCATCGTTTGCGTTCATAGAACTTAAAACAACAGTTTCTTCAATTACTCCATTAACATGAATTTTCATCCGTGTTGAGGTGCTTCCATCTTTAGTCTTATAAACTAATTTTGTTAGTGTTCCGTCTAATCCTATTGGCTGTCTTGTTTTAGGCTTACTTGAATCGTCATTGTCCGAACTTTTACCATTGGCAATTAAAAACTTTCCAATTGAATCCGATTTTCCACCAAAAGGACAACATGCAATATAAGACGAACCAGAACCCCCTAAAAAATCACTTGCATTAACTTTTTTTAACGTACCTCCATCATTCACAAGAACTTCCATTCCCGAAGCAGCAGTTATAAGAGTTTTGTTGCTTATGGCTGTTGATCCAACCGTTAGCGCTCCACTTCCTGTTACCTCTCCTGTATGGTTTGCGTTTGTTATTTTAGCTGTATTCAATACAACAGCGCTATTTGCTGAAACTCTAGCCTCTGTATAATATAAATTAACTACACCCTCTGGGATACTATCTGTATCTGTTATAGTGCTTTCCTTCCAATCAGATCCATTATATATTTGTATCGTATTTGTAGTAGAATTATATAACATCCCCCCTATTGATGGAGATGTTATTGCATTAATTTCTGCTTGTGTTAAACTTAATAATATTAGTGTATCGTTTACTTCCATTATATCAAAATTCTAAATAATCCATTTGCAACATTGCCCGATCTACTTGCTTCAACTTCATTTACTCCTGTTCTCTCTATTCTCCAACCCATAGTTCTCCCGTTAGAAAGCCTAAACACTTCTGGCTTTAAATCTAAAGTGTTTAAATTGTGGGTAATTGTAAATGTTGTTCTACCACCAGAAACAACCCTTGCAACTGAACTTTCCGCATCATCTAAATTTACGTTAAATATTAAAGACGGTGCAATATCACTAAGCATTGCAAACGTGCCATTTTTATTAGGGTAAGTATATGTTCTAGTTGTTCCAGTTGTTATTGTAGAAGCATCAAAAACAGATTTTTTAGTTGTATCAGCTGCATTAATAATTGAAAATTCCGAATCTGTAAAATTAGTTTTTACGTTCATTCGTTCCCAATCACTCAAAGAACCCGTATTTGTTTGCCTTATGTATAGGCCATTTTGATATGTTTTAAATCCAAATAATGTTGTGTTTTTTTCAACAATGTAAATTGAACCTACAATTGGATCACCAATTACAATTGGTAAATCAGCTCTATATTCAACTTCACCATCAATTGCACCGCTACCGCCCGATGCTGCATTAAAACCCAGATTATCACGAACAAACGCAAGAAAAGAAGATTCTGTAAATGATGTAAGTGTTGAATCAACACAATCTGCTAGAGGGTAATTAGCTAATCCTGAGCCTGATTGACTGGTTCCATTTGTATCAAAAATCCTGACAATTTGGTTATCTCTTAGATCTCTATAGGAATAAAAAGAATCTCTTTTTGGTGTTTCCAGTAAAATATCACCAGATATTGTATCAAATACAACTAATGATGCACCGATTATTTCAAACTTTTTTGCCATTGTTTTTTAGTTTTTATCTGTAGTATGATTTATCCACAAGTACTTTATCACCGAAAATAGCAGTTATTTTTGCTCTTCTATCTCTGTAAATATACTCAATTTTTGGCGTTTCTGTTACACTAACTTCTTGATCAAAGATATTATAATTGTGATTGAATCTATTGTAATCTGAAAACTTTATAACATCTTCATTAATAAAATGTTTATCAATTATTTGTTTAGTCATTGCAATTTCTAAAGGATCAGTTTCTAAAGTGTATTTATTTAGGTTCTCTCTAGTAACTTTTACAACTTTACGCCCTTTGTCAATTAAATTATTAACTTGTGTGTCCGGCTCTCTATTTCCAAAGAAGCCATTAAATCTTATAGTGTCTTTAATATTTGAATCTGTAAAATCAATATTTTCTTTTTGATAATAAGAATTAAATTCTGAATATATCCTTACTGAATCTTTTGATGTTTGCAATGAAAACTTTTTTAATGTATAAGTACTGACAATATAATCACCAGTAAGACCAGCAATATTATAATCAACTTTTATACTATAGTTCCCTTCCCCTTCATTATCTAAAATTTGATTCCAGTCATAAATAAATCCAACTGCTAAATCATCATTAGGAAACGTGCCAACCTCACCATAATTTGTTAATACATCACCATCACAATTTTCCATAGTAAAAATTACGGTATCAGATGCTAATCCTTTCTTTAGATAAACACCAGTAAAATCATTCTTATGAGAATCAGAACTTGTTAAATCAGCTAAAACAAGCTGTTCATCACAACAGGTTCCACACTTACTGCCCCTATCACCTTCAATAAGATCTTCTGGAAGTTTTACAATTGTTAAATCTATTTTTTTTCTGTAGTTGATAAGGCTTATATTTTTAAAAAAAGGGCCTTACTAATGCAAGGCCCTTTTCCATTAAGATTAATTTTTATCTTTTCTTTTTGGGCTTTTTAACAGCCTCTTTAGTTGGTTTCTCCCTTTTTACAGGTTTAAGCCCTTCCAACTGATTCTTTAGATGATTTGGCTTAGAATATCCGTTTGCACATTTCCAAGCGTTTTTAATATCATCAGGCTTAATAGTAGGGTGGTTTTCGTGTGCTTTCAACGCTTCTTCTTCGGTCATCGAACGTAAAGCATCAACAGAATAAGAAACCAACCCTATTTTTAACTGCCTACTCATTAGGCAACAGTTACAGTTAAGTTTGGAACATTATAACCAGTAGCAGAAGAAACCAAGCTATAATCATCAGCAGCAACAACTGCCGGACTAACTAAAGTATAAGTTCCATTTGGATTTTCACCTACCGAAGTCCAAGCACCACCAGCTACAAAACTAGCTCCAGTTGAATCAAACAGTTGGAAATCAGCATTTAATAACCCTGTTATAGTATCTTTTTCACCCGCAGTTCCAAAAGAAGATGAAAGATCAACAACAACTGTTATAATTGCCGCAGCAACTAAAGTTGAACTTGCAACATCTAAATAAGAAATTCCAGAAATTAAAGGCTCTATAGTAGTAAACTTTTTGCCATATTCATCAGAAGTAATTGCCCAAGCATTTTGCTCACACTCATAAGCGTCTAAATCCCAAGATAAAGTAATTTTTTGTGAAGTTGTATCAGTTGAATAACTCATGAAATTATCAAAAGTTTCTGTAGACATCTCGTAACCTCTTACAATTCCATCACCTTCAACATCTTGAATACCCCAAAGGTTTCCAGAAACATCCACATAATAAATATCTAAATCACTACAACCAAATTGATTTACAGCTCTAGCAACACCAAATGCAGCATCATCACCCCATAATTCCATTGCCCAAGTCCTAATTCCACCAACACCTGCCAACTTGATTTTACGCCCTGAAGGTGCAGTTTCATAAGCTGTTTCAGTTCTTTCAAAAGTAGCGTTTTCTACTTTCAAAATTGGATATAAAGCATCCAAAGCTGGAGTACTTGCAGCTAATCTGTAATCAACACACTGTGCTAACGTTGTAAAAGATTGACCATATTCAGCATTAAACAACGCTAAACCTGCCGCATTAGCTGGTAAAAAGTTTCTATTTCCATTCGCTCTTGATCTAGGCGAAAACATTGGAAAGGCTAAAGCCTTTTGTGTAGTAACACAATTTGGCCTACCAGCGAAGCCAAAACTTGGGTCATTACAATCACATACAATTCCTGACATAATTTTTATTTTTTTAAATTAATTTTTAATAACTTCAAATATAATATATATTATCAACAAGTACAACTACTTGCATCATAAACTTCAATTTTCATCCTAGAATCCACACCGCTTAGGTTTTCATCTATAACTTTTTCAACAGGTTGTGGCGCTCCAATTTTACTTGTAACAACACCAAATCTAGGTCTAACTGTAGTAACTACCGTCCCCAAAGTTTTAAAATTAAAGTCTTTATTTATCACATCAATAAATAATTTCTGTAAATTTTGCATTGGCTTGATTGCATAGTTATTTTGGTCATCATTAGAGTCTCTATGTCTCTGGCTGTACCAATCTAAAAAGAACAATCTAGCACTAAATGATAAATCAACAGATGAATCACGTGGTAAATCATCAAATTCATAACTCTCTAACAACCAAATAAAAGGCGTTTTATTAATTTGATCAGTAGATAAACTAAGATATTCACTATTAACACTATAAGGCGCACCATGAAGAAATGTAATTTCTTGCGCTATCATAACTTTAGTGTCTATTGGAACGGGTGTTGAATGTCCTTTTGGCGTTACTTCTACCCAATTATTTAGATCAAAATCACTAACAATATATTCTAATCCATTTATTGTAACAACCTTTGTTTTAGTTAAAAAAGATGTTGTGCTACAAACATATAGTTTATCAGTACTAGCATCTACAACTGAAACGCTGTTTACATCAATGTTTAGATTTATTTGATCTATTATTGATTGAATTATATCCGGTAAGTTTTCCATTTAAAAAGGATTTACTTTTAATACAATTACACCATCATATTCTGAATAGTTAACAGGATTTAAATAATCCATGTAGGCTTGAATAACTCTAAGCGTTTCAACGCCTTCATTATATCGGGACTGAACACCAGCCCAGTTTGAGCTGATATTATCAGAATTAGCAGATTTTGTTATTATTGTTCCAGTTGGTGCAACTTTTTTATTTAGATCACGCAAATAATAAAAATATGTTAACCCTTTCAACATTTCTTTTACCCCTTCAGATGAATATATAATTCCACTTGTATCTTGATAATCAAAAGCATTAAATACATAAGTAAATCTTGCCTCAGTAGGAATACCACTACCTAGAATTAAATCAGCTTGAAAAAGAGCCTCTAATTCAACACCAAACATTCTTTTCAAATAATAGTTTTCTACATAATCAATATATATTTGTAGATCAGCCGTTTGATCTGAATCTTTTGCAATGGTATATCTACCATCACCAAAATCATCTGTTGTTAAAATAGACATACTTTTTTATTTTTGAGATTTCTTTTTTTTCTTTGGCTCTTCTTTAGCATCAACATATTTTGCAACCTTATCTCGGTGTACTAATTGAGAAGCTAACATCCCATCACATTCCATTTTATCACCTTCTAATTTGTTTGCAAAATCTTTTGTGAATTTAATAGTTTTTTTTGACATGATAATAATTTTATTGTTTATACTAAAAAAGGGGGGCGAATTACACCCCCCTTTTAATTATTTGTATTAGCTATTTTTTAAGTAGCTAAAGTAGTTAATGCAGCAGATATAGAAGTTACTTTTCTAAATCCTGTTTGGTCAACTGTTTTTACTAAAAATGCAAGACGTTTTCTAACTTTTAAAGTCATCATGTCTTCAACAAATTGAGAATTTATTTCACCACGTGCAACTGTTAAACCAGCTCTTTGATACATTTTACCATATCTAGTATCTCCAACAATCATTGTGTTAGCTACAACATTGTTATCTTCAACAATCACCATACCAGAAACATTTTCACCATCTCTACTAACGAAAGGAGGCATAACATAGTTATTATTACCATCTTTCTTTAATTTCATTTGGTTAATGTCTGCAATGTTCATTAAAGCAAAGTTAGGAACATATTTAGATCCTCTATTAGTAGTAATGTCTTCTGACACTTTAACTAATAAATCATAAATAGAAGCATCTGTAATACCAGAAGCAACTGGAGTATATGCTGGAGAAGAAGTAACTAAACCAGTTAAACTAGTTCCAGTACCTAAACCATTAATAATTTGATCATCAATTAAAACATCAACATTTGTTATTAAGAACATTTGCAATTCAGCAGCAAACATTGATTCATCTTCAAAAAACTCCTCAGAAACTGGCAAAGTATCACCAATTTTTCTAATAGGTAAATTGTATTGCATAAATTTTGCAGTTGATTCTGGGAAAGTCCCACCTTCAGCAATTGTTGCAGCAGCTCTAACAGTTGTTGCTTCATCCCAATCATAGTACTTAACATCAGAATTGATATTATCACCTGTTACTGGAATGACTGGAAAAATATTAGAAGCTGTTAATTTCTTATGTCCTAATTGACCAATTCCGGGAACTACAAAAGCAGCATCATTTGATCCAATACTTGGAAGAACTGTATCAGCTTTAATTGCAATTTCACCTGCTGTTATTTTAAGAGCTAAGTTTTTAATCTCTTCTTTGTTCTCTTTCAAGATAGATTTGATAGTTGCACCTTCATTACTAGATCCACCTTTCATTAATTTAGCAATTGCTAAACCTTGTGCTTTGCTTGCTTCAGAACCTTTTTCCATAGCTAAAAGAACTTTTTCAATCTTATCAGCGTTTTCTTTGTTCATAGCATTAACAGCATCAGATAAATCTTTAGCAGTTGCACCATTTTCTTGTAAAGCCTTAAACGCTTCAACATTTTCTTCATTCAGCTCTTTGTAAATCTTTGAGATTTCACCAGCCGCCATTGTATCAAACGCTTCTTTGCTAATCTCTTTACTTAGCAAGAATTGTTCAATGGTTTTCATTGTTTTTTTCATCTTTCAATAATTTTTTGTTAAACATTAATTTTAATTTTTGAGTGTCATTAGACGGCTCTATTTTTTAATTAGTGTCTAAATTGACGGCTAATTTAATTACAATAATAGTTATTTTAAACCAAATAAGGGTTGTTATTGTTATTTTTTTCCTTAGTATCATCTGGTTTTTTTTCTGCTTTAGCATCTAAAGTTGGCGTAATTGGGTTGCTACCAGCAAGAACTGCACTAATTTCAATTAACTTTGCTTCATAAACAGCCCAAAACATTCCTTCTTTTTCAGCTTCTTCTTTATTACCTAAATTATCTATATGCTTATTCCATTCAGCAAACTCTTCTTTATATTCTGGATCATTAACGGCTAACTCCATTTTTACATACATCATACCAACACTATGTTGATCAACTTGATCATCTTTATATTGTTCAAACATAGTAGCATTGTAGCCTTTCATTATATCAGAATCCATCATTACAACAGTAGTTTCACCAGATTTACTAACACCTAAATCAGACCATGCAACACTTTTTTCATAAACCTTTGAAGGCCTGCCAATTTTGGCGGTCATCTTTTGTTCATGGTCTGCTAAGTGCCATATCTTTGTTTGGCGTTCAGAAATAGATTTTTTAAATGTATTACCAACATGAACATCACCATGCGAATCTTTCCAATTATAGGTGTTACCAATTATAGTTCTTTTTATTATAGAATCGGTATCTTGATCTTTTGAAGTTGAAAGGCCTTTATTAATAGATTCCATTGCTTCAGTACTCATACTAATTGAAACATCAGCAAATTTAATTGCAGACTTTTTAAACTCTACAATTTCTTTTTTATTCTCTATTATTTTTTTTATTTCGTCTTTGTTCATAGCAACTTATTTTTTAACAATCTGTTGTGAATTAATTTGTTTTGTCTTTATAGATTTCAACCTATCTATTTCTTCTTTACTCAGTTTCTTTGTTTTCATCTTGTTTTGCGTTTTGTTTACCTAACATTTCTTCACCTCCAGTAGTACTATCTAAGCCTATCAACTCTCTAGCTTCATCAATACTTAATGTTTCCATTACTCTAGCAGCCACATTAATAGGCAAGTTATTTAGATTGGCCGCAACTTCATTTGTTGTAAGCCTTAATGATTCAATTTTACTTATATCAACTACAATTGTTTCCTGTACGCCTAATAATTCAGACAACCACACACTAAGTTTTTCATTTACTTTAACATCTAATGGTATGTAAGCATCTGTTAGTGCTGATTTTTTAGCCTCTAACACGTTGTTATAAGTAGATGAAGCCATATCATTAAACAATACAGAAGGCATTTCAAACCCTGCACAAAGCATTCTAAGATTATCAATATTACCTTCCAACAATTGTAAATCAACTGGAGACATTGCAAGCTGAACATGGTGCAGATTACCACTAGAAACCCTTACCTTATTAGCTCTTTCTGGCCCACCTATTTCACTATCAAATGAATCTTGTAATTCAGCTCTTTCTTTTGGAAGTAATGGAGTATCTGATCTATTTGTTAATATCCCTGTAACACCTCTATTTTTCCAAATAAAAGACCTTGCAGTGAATAAATCATCAGATGCACTTACTACAGGCCAAAGTGATTTTAGAGGTGATAGACCCCAATATTTTTGCTCTCTATCATTGCTTAAACTGTTCGATAATTTAATATGTAGTATTTCTTCAGTATTATATTTTATCTTCTTACCAACATTATCTGTATACTGGTAACCAGTAACATCACCAAATGAATCAATAAGTATTTGAACATTAGCAGAATCAAGAACTTCTAATGATTCACCAGCGCCAACCCCTTTTACATGGAGAATAAAAGCATTACCAGAAAGCATTATATATTCGTTTATAGTCTGCCTAAACTCCATTTCACTTTGATAGCTGTTAGGGCTTTTCATCAGATCTTCAATAGCTGAATTTTCTATTGGTTCACCTTTTTCATCTTGATATTCTCTAGGAAGTACAGAAGTGTTTGAAGCTACTCTATTTACAACCATATAAACTAAGCCATTCTTGCTATATGAATTAATGAATTTTTGAGTTGTACCGTTATATGAATTACTAAAAAAATTTTCCTCTAATAAACTTGCTATACTTCTAGGGAGCCAACTATCACTTTGAACATGGCCCTTAGTTGATAATTGATCTTTCTTACTTCTTTTTAAACTAATTTTGAACTCCATTCTTTTTTAGTATTTTCTTAATTGTCAAATATACAATTTTAACTTTTAATTACAAAGTCATTTTTTAATAGATGGAAAGAGCGTACCTAAAACTATCTATCAAGTGGTTATCTTTATCAATTGGAACTACCTTTATTTCGCCTAATAAATTTCTTTTGTGAACATAATAATAGTTATGTAATTCGTAATGTAGATTTAAACTATCCTTGTGAACAAATACATTCATACTCCTTAACTTCTGCAACCCCCCTTCAATACTTCCAGCCCCTTTTTTACATTTAATAATATAAATCCCTAATGCTGCTAATTCTTTTATATTTTGTTTTTGTGCATGATCAGCTACTACATACATTTCATCAAAACGTCCATCATCAATAGCTTTATTAATTCCATCAGATAATTCAGAATTTAACATTTCAGTTTTATAGATATGTTCCTTAACATAAACATCATTACCATAAACACTTACTTCAACTAATGCATTTGGATCTGGTGATGTACCAAAATCTAAGCCAAACAAAGTATAATCTGGTTCTGCTTCAGGCCATTCAATAAATGTTTCCCAATGTGGAATACAAGGGTTATCAACACTATTTTTAAACCCTCCTAATACTGTATATTTATAAAAGGCGTGTTTCTTTATTTCTATCTTAGTATGTTCACCAGCAAGATCAGCTTCTACTTTTTCGTAGATAACCCTAGAATCTTCAAAGTTTTTATAGATATGTTTAGGAATATATTGTTTATCAACATCAGTATAATCAGTATGAACATAAAGAACACCATCTTTAATACCATTAAAATTACCCTTAACACCTCTTTCTTCAAAGTATTTTATGTATAAGAAATGGCTTATATCCGGAGCATTAAATACCAATACGGTTAAAGGCTCAATATCTAAAGATCTGATTGATAGTATAACCTTTTCAAGATCATCTTCAGAAACTAACTCTTCAGCTTCTTCAACGTATAAACATGATAAATCTTTTAATGATTTAAGGTTTGCTGTATTGTTTCCTGATGACGCTTGAAAACCTGTAAATATGGCTGTACTTCTATTAAAATTACTTGTGGCTCTATCATTAAGAATACTAAAATAACGTTGGTAATTAAGTAATTCAAGTTGATCATCAAATTCTTTTTTTATTGAATCCTTTATTGATGTTTTTGTTTGTCTAGCAAATAGAATCCGGTGGTTATTTTCAACCATTCCAGTTATTGCAGCCATCATACAGGTAAATGATTTAGCACTATAACGTCCACCATTTACTATTATAGTATGAACACCTTTTAATTCACCTTTAAATGCCTGAAATACTGGAGCGTACCTATCAGAAATTCTTATCTCTTTCAATCCTATTTCTTTTTATGCATATTAACCATTATAATAGAAGGTGGAACATCACTAGATAAATCAAGTTTATTATCCTTTTCATAACCACCTAAATGTTTCATCAATTTATCAAGTGCTGGTATTCTATCAGATTCATTTTCTTCTGCAACTTCTTTTAATTTATTAACAACCCATTCAATTGATACGTCTGTTTTTTCTTGAACTTTTTTCTTTAGTTCTGATATACGAAGAGAAACACAAGGTTTTGCAAGGTTTTCAGGGCCTATAACATGAGCTGTTGTTTCGCTATAACCAGCCCTAATAGCTGCCTGTTTAGCATTAAGATCTATCATATATTCATTACAGAACTTTTCTTGTTTATCTGTTAATTTATTCATAGTGTATAAATATAAACAAAAATAGACAATAAAAAACAAATTGTTTTAATTGGAATGTATAGCCACATTTTATTACTAAAGAAAATATCATGTTTTGCTACTGTACCAAGATAGAAAAATGATTCACCTCTAAGAATGTTAAGTAAATGGTCAAACAATGCATAAAACAGTAAAGCTGAGGCCATTCCTTGTATTGGGTTGTATATTGCTATAGTTAGGCAAAATGATGCCCTTAAGCACCATCTTGAAGTGTGGTTTTTAATATACTCTTTTTTTGTTATATGTTCATAATCTATTATTGCAGATAGTATTATGAATGGTATTATCATTTTTTATATTTAATTATGCCATAAATAGCAGTTAATATTGGTATCAATGCAAAGAATAAATTTATACCAATTTTTACTGGTGTATCAATATCACCTGTAGTAAATAGAGATAATACAAAAAGCAATGTGAATATAGCATAAATTTGTATTGTTCCTTTAAAGTAATTTTTTCGATTCATAATTTTTAATGTAAATATAATAAATAATTCCTAACATTCGCTAAGTGGCATTAAAAACGCCACCAAGCTCAGTGTTAGGTTTAATGTTTCATTCCGTTAGTAAAGAACCATCCAAAATTTCTATTAAACCATTTTTCAAACTTACTTTCTTTTTTAAGTGATTTTAATAATCTTCTTCTAACCTCTTTAGTTGAAATACGGTTTAATTCTCTATCTCTAATTTCAGCTTTCCTTTCTTCTATTTCTTTATTTGATCTATACATTTTATTTACAGTTAGCGTTGTGTTCAATTGCAAGTGGTAAATATTTAATTACCTGATCTTGCTTTATTTCTAATTCTTTTTTTAAGTTTTCAATTTCAATATTTAGTGATTTTATATCTTTGTTTTGTTTTATTAGTTTTATCGAAAAGAATACGGTAGCAGCTAATAAAGAAATCATTAATATTTTATCACTCATTGAATAATTTCTTTAATTGAATCTAATCTTTCAAAACTAGTATCAGAAGGAAGGTCTTTAATTTTGATTTTAAACACTTCAATTTTAACATCTTCATCTAAAAAACTGTTTATTTCTTTGTTTTTTTCATTTACTAAATCAATTTCTTTTTTATACTTTTTTGTTAATTTATTGATTTTGTTTTCAAAAACTTTAACATCTGATTCTTCAACAGAACCATTTCCTTTTTCATCAGTAATTAATTTACCTTCCTGGTCTTTTTTACCATGCTTATCAATAATAGCCATTCGATCTTTATTAAAATCTTTTAGAATTTCTTGCTGTTTTTCTTCAGTTCCTTTTACAGCAGCTTGGATTGATTCTATTTCACCTTTTAAAGAGTTAAGATTTTTTGAAATTGAATATGCTACATTGATATTTTCAACTTTCTTTAATGGCTCTAAACCATTAGCAAGTCTTATTAAGTCTAGTCTTTTTACTGTTTGTTTCATAATTTTATCTATTTTTTTTCCATTTATCGACCTTTTTTTTTACGATCGGTTTTAACTCTTTTTTTATTTCTTCTTTTAATTCTTTAGGAACTTGTAAAACAACCCTATCAAATTCATAATCTGCTTTTTTTCTTCCCATATTTATTTGTTTTCTAATATTTCTATATGTTTATTTAACCAGTTTATTCTACCTTGTACATCTTCTGAATACCAACGAGCCTCATTTCTATCTTTATACTCTAAGTTAATCATTGTATCATCTAAGTTGTTATTTAAGTATTCTTGGAACTCATCTTGAACACCTAAGCAAGAAGCTATATGACATAGATAATTTTGTTCACCTTTTAAGTACTCCTCTTTAATGTGTATCATTTTAATCTGTATCATATCTATTTGTTTTATTTAATTTTATTTACCCTATCTTCTGTCTCCTTGCTAAGCGTGTTAAGCTCTTTAGATATCTTAAATGTTATAGGTCTATCACACTCTAAATTGGTTCTGTATCGTATTGCATCTGCTATACCCTTATCATAAGCATCATCCAAATCTGACTCTGTATAAGTCTTAGTTTCTAGCTCTTTATACATTCTAAAAGTTAGCTCTCTTGCTGCTACTAGGCGTGGACTACTTAATGGAAAACCACTACCTAACAATGCGTCATGTAACGTTGATATCGTTGCTATGTCCTTATCTGTTATCTTCATATCTATTTGTTTATCGTTAGTTCTTCACCTGTTAAAGCATGGTAGAGGTTTTGTAATTGGTGGACGTATTTAGGAAGCTGACATTCTGATTCTAATGT